GTGTTTTTTCTAAACCTACCCTGTTAGCTATTAAATCTATAAATTTATTCTGAGCATCATTTAGAAGAATATCTTTGTCTTCTGGGAAATACTCAGGTGCAGAAGCTGTAGACATCTTATCAAATTTGGTGTCAAAAAGCTTGTGCATCTGGTCTATAGTCATTACTTCTGAGCTTCTAGTTTAGTTAATATACTAAGTTTTACTGAGTTAAATTCTGGAGTATTCAGGTTAACAGCAGCTTCTGTAGCTGAGTTACCAATTAAATCTCCATCTGTTGTAAAGTATTTCTGTCCTTGTTTCTTTACTACACCTGCTTTATAAGCTTTACCTAAGAAGATAAATTGCTTATATAAAGGATCTGCTAAAGTACTTAAGAATTTTTCAGGTTGAGTATCTGCTACAGTTAAGAATTTCTCATCAATGAAATCAGGCTTAGAGTCTAAAGAGACTTTGTATTTACCTTCTTCATATACATTTAAGAAATCTATTCTGTCATTTAAACTCAACTCCTGAGCTTTGATCATTGCTTTAGCTTTTGTTTGCAATTTAGCAGTATTTGTTTTAGCTTCTACATCAGAGCTAAGTACTACGTATTCACAAAAAGGATTTAAAGCTGCTGCTTGTAGATTCATAGAGAATTTACTCATTTCCAGTTCAGCTTCTGTTTTCATGATCCAATAAATAAGCTTGTGCTCTACATTGTTATCACAATCAAGTTCTGATCCTTCTCTGTTGATAGGAAAGGATAAACCTTTAACTCTATCATTATCTCCTCTACCATCTCTACCTCCCCAGAAAGTATTATTATAAATACTTAAAGTTCCTGGAGCAAGATTCATAGCTTCCTCAAAAGCCTTCTCTTGTGCTTTACTTAATCCTGTAAGAGTATTTGCTCCTTTTCTTGGAGCTGTCCATAAGTGATGAACTTTATTAAACATTAAAGCTCCATCATGATTAGGATCTATCTCTGTAAGGTGAGTTTTCCTGTACTTTTTTACTATGTACTTACCAGTAATTTTTTCTAATTCTGTAAGTTCACGTTCTTTTTCTTTAACATAAGGCTGTTTTTCTACCACCTCAGGAGTTGAAGGAACAGAGGTAGTGTTAGCCACCTCTGTATTCAATTCTTTATCTTTCTTCACATCTGCCATTACTTCTATCTATGTGTTAATTATTAATATACAATATTTGGTATCAACTCTGCTGCACTCAAAGGATTGTTAAGAACAATACCTTGTGTGTATCTGTAGTATACTTCATATCCATCTACTTTAGATGAACCTGCTCCACCATTCAGAGGACCAAAAGGAGAAGTGCTACCTGCTACATACCATTTTTTATTACCCAAACCTTTAGGCTCAATTCTTTGAATATTAGGAACTCCATTAGAGTCAGCACCAATATTCATGATTGTGTACCTGTAGTTTTCAGTGAAACCACCTTCTGGGTGAGGCATTCTATTATCAATAGGATCATCATACTCAGGCATGTGGACTACAGTAAGAACAATACCTTGAGGTAATTTTACCTTGATGTATTGACCTTCTAAAGTTAATTCCTGACCAGAACCACCTAATCTCTTCTCATTACCATAAGGCATTACAAGAGCTACTTTATCTTCAATCAGTCTATGGAATTTGATCATTCCTCTCTCACCAGTCATCATCACAAACTCACGTTTGGATTCTTCCAGGATATTGATACTTAAGTTCAAACATACTTCATAGATGTAATCTAGAGTTAAAGTATTGTAGTAGAATTGATAAGCTGGTGCTATCTGCTCTCTAAGACCAGAACCTTGTTTGATAACAAACCCTGAACTAGCTTTTTGAGAATAAGTACCATCTGAATTCTTGTTTGACTGATCTAACAAAAGTCTTTTGGATTTCTCCTGACGTAATTGCCATTCAGCTTTGATGTCCTGGTATCTTGTCCAGGTCATTACTTTATCTCCATCTGGAGTAGTCATACCTATTGCTAAAGCACCATTACCACCTGCTATATTAGCTGGTACAATGATTTCTTTAGAACCAGTGCTGAAAGAATTTCTCATTTCAAAATGTGAAGAATGTTCTACTCCACCATAACTTTTACCAAGAACATTGGTATCAGCATTGTTTTGTTTAGAAACTTTTCTACCAGCAGTCATCAATGTAGGAGGAATGAAAAATGAGTTGTCACCTTTCATGTGTTGAACAGTGAATACCCAATCAGTACCATCAGCTACACCATCATCCATCAAAAGTACTCCAAACCTCTTGTCATCAAAAGTCAAGAAATCAGAAGCCTGATAGTATCTTTCAGCTAATTTTAACTGGAAAAATCCTTTATTAATACCTGGTCTCAAAGAATCAGCAGCAGAGAAACCTGTAATAGTTACAGCTTTTCTGTCATCTCCTTTTAAATACCATTTAAAATCAGCATCTGTATCCAGGTATTTAGTTGGATACTTGCTTAAGAAAGACTCTAAGCCATATTTACCTTGCATGTTGAAAATCTGAGTCATAATATCAGAATACAACTGCACATCTCTCTGGTAAATTGCATGTAAGTGATTGTCAGTTGTAAGACCACTCCAGTTCTTAGGAGCAGTTAACTGCAATGAATTAATACCTTGTATTGCCATTTGTGTTTATAATTTAAAAAATTGAATTTCTTCTTTTCTCAATAGCCATTGCTTTTCTCAATTTCTGGAGTGCAGCATCAGTTATTACTTTGTTGTTAGCAGGTTTAGCATTTTCAGGGCTTAAGGTCCTTTTGATATCTCCTAAGACTTTAGTTTCTGTACTTTTGTACTGAGAAACATCCCATTTAAGATTCACAGCTATGTGATAAAGTTTTGCCAGGAATAGCGGATCCTCAGCCTGCATTTTAGCTAAAATATTTACTGGTCTTCCTAACTTATCTGTAGTTACAGGTTTAGTTAAACCATTAAAGATGGCTTTCTTTTGTTCATCATTGATCTTCATACCCTTAAGAAGTTCATCTTCCTTGATACTCATGATCTTTGTTTCAAACTCTTTTAAGCCTTCTGCTCTTTTAGTTTCTTTTTGTCCTTTTTCCTCTTCAGCTTTAGCTCTTAAAACTTTATTGTACTTAGTTTCTGCTGTAGTTAAACCTTCTAAGGCATCTTTAGCTTCATCTAGTACAAAATCTTCTCCTGAATCTGAATATTTTTGGAATTTAGCTTCTGCTTTTTCTTTTGAAAGACCCTGTTCAGTTACCAAAAATCTCATAATTACTTCTTTCTGAAGATCTTCATCTTCTTCAAGAACTGTTTCAGTTACTGATTTATAATCACTTAATCTTTGTTCAGATTCTATAAGTTCATCTACTTCTATACCTTCTTTATGGTATCCTACAATAGATTTTATTTGTTCAGGTAGATTTTCTAATTTAGATTCTAATTTCTCATCACTAAGAGTATTAGCTTTTTCATCATAGTTAGCCTTAAGTACTTGTTCTACAAACTCTGGTGAATCTTCAAAATCCTCCTCATTGTACTTAACACCTAACTTTTCTACCATCCAGTCTAACATTACTTTATTAGCTGAAGGTGTATTTTCATCGTCACTGGTTTGAATTTCTGTTTCTTTTATTACATCTTCATCTTCTAAATGAATACCAGCTACTAGTTCAATATCATCTTTGGGAGTATAATCTAGACCCTCAACCACACCTGGAACATCTGGAATACTTTCAAAATTCCAAGTTCCATCATCCTGTACTACTTCTTTCTCTGTCATTTATGTACTCTTTATATTTATATAACGTGACTTTTTGCCATTTTCGCAGATTTTTTTGCAAATTTAATGGTAAGCGTTATAGCTTTTCATTATTTATTACTGATTACTAAAATGCCTTTATTTGCTATTTTAAGCCTCATTAGAGCACTTTCTAAGTTTTCTTGAGGTACTACCTTATTCTTGCCAGAAAGTGTCTCTAATAGCTTCTAATGAAGCCTGGGCTATTTCTTAGGTTTAGGCTTATTGGCCCTACCTTTTAAATTAATCTTTGCTATTTTTTCATCATTCTTCATATTCTCTCTTTCAACTTTGATTTTCTCCTTAGTCTCTTTAGCTTTCTGAAGAAGTTCTTGTCTTTTAAGAGCCAGTTCTTTTTCTTTTATTTGGTGAGCTTTCATAGATTCTGTTCTTTTATGTTCTAATTCCTGTCCTTTTAAAAGAACTTCATTAGAATGTTTACTTTGTTCTAATGCTAATTTTGAAGCTTCTAGAATATCTATTTGACCATTATTATCAGCATCTAAATCTTTAGCCATACCTTCTGCTACTCCTAAAGCTTTAATTTCAGCTAATTGAATTTGTATTTCTCCTTTATATTCTTCTCTAGCATCTTCTCTATCAAGTTTTTCCCTTTCAAAGTCCATAGTTTCTTTGTGCATCTGCATTTGAAGATCCCTATCAGCCTGAGCTTGTTGTTCAGCACTTTGTTTTCTTTCCTGTTCAGCTTTCTTTAATCCTGCTTTAGAATCTGCAATACTATCTGAACCTACAAGATCTGCAATCTGTGAGTACTCAATCTTATCATTCTGTAAGGCTTCTGAGATGTGATCCTGAAAGAATTGTAAAACCTCATGGTCTTTTCTAGAATTACTTAAGAATAACTGGAAATCTGCATTTGGAAAATCTTCTGAATCTATCATACCCATAGCAGTACTCATATCATCTTTTACATACATGTAAGCTTTATCACCTTTTTCATCTATGATATCTTGGGCAACTTTTATTACTGCTTCTAAAGCCCTAAGTTTAAATTCTGAATGAACTGCATGATATGGTTCTGTCATTGTAGAACTTTGTTGAACTACTCTCTCAGTATTTCCTACTTTCTCAGACGCTGAAATTTCACCTTTTCTTTGTCGAGGTACTCCAGAAGTATCCTCTATTTTCTTTTCTATAAATTCTAATATCTGGATATGATACTGAATTTCTGATCCTTGAGCTAAATCTAAAGATTTATTCTGAGTACTTTGATTTTGACCACCTCCATATCTTTTTAAAGATTCTTTAAAGGAATCTGTAAATCCAATCTTCATAGCTGAAGCATAGTAAAGCCATTTTTCTGGTTCCCATCCATCAGGTATTAAAGACATATCTATTAAAGCTATCTTCCCTTGATTAGCAGCAATTAGTAACTCTGTCCTGTACCACATTACTAAATAAAGATATAACCAAGGTACTAATCTATCCATTAAAGAAATACTTTGAGTATTTAAAGCACTATAAACTGTACCTGTATATCCAAGTTTACATTCTGATAAGTTACTTAAACTTCTGAATTGATTCTTTCTAGGCCTCATCTTTAAGTACATATCCTGACCAATTCTTACACCTTCCCAGGCTTCAGTAATCCATAACCACTCTATCCATTTATCAGGATCTTTCTTATTGAATTTAAAGAGTTCATCTACATGTATAGTTTGTTCTTTATTAAATTCATCTAAGTAATGTAAGATACCAATCTTTCTGTAAGATTTCCATCTGGTTCTATGTACATTTATGTAATGAGAACTATCTGCTAAATCATCTATACTATTAACAGCTCCTACTCCTGAAGTTATAAAACCATCTCCAAAGTAGTCTACTATAGGTACTTGATTAAAATTGTAGTTATAAAAAGTATTTGCAGCTCCAGAACCAAAAGCTTCTAAATCATCTATCTGAGCTTCTGTTAAATCTTCGTAAAATTCATCAATGATTTCTGGAACTGACATTCTATTCTTCTCATAGGCTTTTGTACAATCATCTATATAAGATGAGTTTGTAGGAAGATCAAAAGAAATTTCTAAAGGATTTACTCTTCTTAATTTTGCTACTCCAGCTATCTCACAGGGATCTGCTATACCTTCTCCTACAAGAAGAGAATCTTTCCAGCATTCATTAAATGTGATATCTGTTCTTTCAGATTTCTGAATGTACTTTAGTAAGTGAGAAGCTTGTGATTCCCTGGCATCTGTTGGGTTGTAATTTTGGTATTTAGCTAAAGCCTGAGCAAGAAACTCTTCTGACATCTGTTCATCAGTTAAGTACTCTCTTAATTTCTGGAGTACTAATTCCTGTCTTTTTTGAAGTTTGGCATCTATACTTTCAGAATTTACAGCCATTACTATTGGTGAGAAAAATCTCTTCATCTCTTCACCAAAGAGAAACATAAAGATTGGTGAAAGGACATCATAAGGCTGTAAAGAAGCTGGCATTTGCATTTGAGCAGCTTTATCTTCTGGGAGATTAAAAGGATTCAGAACATAATTAAAATCTGCTCTGTTAATCTTATTATTGAAAAGCTCATAGTTTCTTCTCTTTTGTTTAAAAGAAGATCTCCTTTTTGACTGATAAGTATTACAGTGATTGATGACTCCATCTACACATTGTTTTTTCCATTCTTCAGTCTTCTGAGAATAAGGTACTTTTTGTTTAGGGAAGGCTATACCTTCTGTGATTCTATGTTCTACCATCTTTGTAGTATTCCTGTGTTTCTATTAAATAAAGGAGAATTGAAAAATTTAGAATTCTGAATTTTTGTATTATCTTCTATTAGTTGTATTGTTAATTTTTTTAGTTGTCTTACCTGGTACATAACCATCATTAGGGCTATTACCCTATCAAAGTTACCATCTTCATTGTAAGCTATTAATTCTTTCAGTAAAGCTACTGATCTTATCTTGTTAAGGTTTTTGTGTTCTGGATTATCTACATCTTCTGCACTTTCCAATAACCAAGTGTTGATAAGTTCTTCTCCAAATTCTTTTAAGGCTGCGCTCATGTGCATTCCTTTTTCTCTTTGTACTTTAGAATTCTTAATTACATCTTTGATAACCTCATTAGGCTGATCATACAAAAGGTGTAAACATTCTTTTTGGTCAAAGTAATCAAATAAACCTTTTACTTGGTTTTCATACAAGCATTGAGCATTGTAATATAGTAAGAGCTTTCTTACATTCTCATAGTACTCTTTATAACTTTCTGGTCTTCCGTTGTACTCAGCTACTATTCTTTTTGTAAACCTATCATATATGATGGTACTACCTATAGAATCGGAAGTTGCTGCCTGGGATTGATTATAGGGGTCATTCCCTGCTACATATCTTCCATAAGGTATATTTCCAAATTCATCTGTTTGTGGTCTTACATAAATGACTACACATCCAGATTCATCATCATCTTTTGTTAAAGGAAAATTGTAAATAGGTCTTAACTGGTAATCTACTATGAAATCTAAGTTACCATGTTCATCTACTACAAAGTTACCAGGTTCTTCTGCATTCCTGTAAAGATCATTGTTCTCTACTTCTGCTAACCTGGCTTGTAAATCCTTAATAGGAAATCTATTACCTATGGTTACTAAGAATGCTTCTGAGTGAACAAGAGGTCTGTTCTGAAGTTCATCGTTTAAAGGTTTTTTAGATTTACTCTTTGATAGCTTTTCTCTTGTCTTTAAAGAATAAGCTTTAGCTCTGGGTTCATCAGTAATACCTTCTTTATCTTTAAACTGATTAAGAGTTAAAGTTACTGGTACAAAGAATCCTATTGTTTTCTTGTTTTCCCATTTATCTTCAAAAGATAAGCAGTCATAGGCTTCTGGATTGTAAAATACTTCTTTAGAAGCTTCAGTAGCTCCAGATGCCATTGCACCTCCAGTTCCCATACACCAAACAGTTCCAAACTTTATAGAACCATTCATTGTACATTCTTTAAGTGCTCCTAGAGAATCTTCAAGATTAGGCATGAAACCTACCTCTTCCAGAAATACTAAGGAGGGTCTTGTTCCATTACCTGCTGTAGGTTTGTCTTTAAAGTTTCTATGATGTATTTTTGAATGGGAACCTTTTTGTATCCAGTTAGAACCTACTTTAACTTCTGTATAAGCTTCCCAATAATCATTAGTTTCAAAAGATCCATGATACTCCTGAAAAAGAGGAGATGGATAAAGTTTCTTACCAAATTTAACTTCTCCTGGTAAAAGAGAAATACCTAATTCTACCTTAGATAACAAATCTGTAGAATACATTACATTGAATGCTCCTACTAAAGTTTCTGATGATAATGGAGTACCTGCTTGTTTTTGTGAAAGGTATTCATCATAGTCAGTAGCTCCATCAAATAAAAAGTTGTGTCCTATTAAACAGGATCCCCAATAAGATTTTCCTCCACCTCTGGCTTCTATATCTATGATATTTCTAGCCTGGTTTCTATAAAGAGCTTTTCCTAAGTTAGTACCATGATACATTCTCAGGTATTCTCTTGGACTTATATAGAGAAGGTTATTCTTTGGTATCAAACCAAATTCTTCGTTCTCTCTTCTTACTTCTGGTTTATAGAGTTCATGGCATGTGTACTTAGGATCTAAAGAGAATCCTGAGAATCCTCTGGCTTCTGCAAAGATAAGAGCTTTCTCCCATTCAAGATCCCTTAACCAGGGTTTAGCAATCTTTTCAGTTTTTGAATTCTCATCTTCTTTAAGCTTTATATGCCAGAAATTAACAAAGAAGTACAGAGGTCCTGGCATCCATTTTCCAGAAGACCAGAAACCTTCTATACATCTTCTCTTTTGTTCTTTCCAATAAGTAAGTCTATCCTGTGATAAAGGATGATGTTTCTCAATACTAGGTAAAAGGAAGTTTGAATTTGATATTATCATCTACTAGACCTCCCCAAGATCACTCAACGAGAGTTCTTTTCCCCCTTTGGCTGTTGCTTTAGAATCTTCTTCTTCAAGATCCTTCAGTACTCTATTGTAATCATCAAATAACTTTTTAGTACTTCCCATCATTTTATCTACAGTATCTACTGTATTACCTATCCAACCTCCTTTAGGATTTGGTGTTCCCATCTCATAAGGAGTATTTTTCATAAAGTCTCTTCTTTCAATTATTTTCTGAGTCCAGAAGACTAAAGCTTTTTTAGCTGCTGATAAACATAAGGTTTCATACAGATCCATAGCTTCCTGATATTTATCCCATTTAAACTTTTCATCCTTAAGAAAATCCTTAGCTATTAAAGCTCTCTTATCTTCTGTATCTAGATTAAAGAATTTAGAATCTGTGTCCAGTACTAAAGCTATGGCCCACATAATCTTAGAAGATTTATCTTTTCCTTTATCTAATTTATAGATTTCAGCAAAAGCTTCTGGTATTTTTAATTGTGGATGAAGCTGCCAGAAATTCATATCTGTTTCAAAGTTTTCTAGTATCTTCATAAATTGTTCCTGCTGTATAAGTATAAGGATTAGGATTTTCTGCTGTATAAGTATTTACTTTTATTTGAACTCCTAAAAGTATAAGAGCTTCATGAAAACTTATAGATCCATTTTCTATTAATCTTTTTATAATTTCTTCTTTCATTAGTACTCTCTTGATGTTAAAAACATGTATATACAACTACCTAATAAATCTACAAACTTCTCATTATAACAAAGCTTACTTTCTCCCATTGTATGAAGAATAAAGTGAGCAAGCTCATGACATATAGTCTGATCAATATTTTGTTTAGGTAGCCTTTTAGGCTTCTTTCCTGTTAAATCATATCTTGCATAGTAGATAGTATTGTGGTCAAAATCCATAAGACCAAACATACAACCTTTCTGACACTTTTTATCATCCTGAACAATTTTAACAGTTCTGCCCATTATGGTAAATTGTTTAGGAATTCTCATATTAGTTTACTATTTTTTCTTTTATCTTACTAGCCATGTTAGAATCTGTAATCTTTTGAGCTACTTCTTTACTGATAACAGCACTTAAATTACTTTCCCAGATTAAACAGTATTTATTACCATCAAGCTCAAATCCTATTCTTCCATTAGGATTGTAGTACACAAGATCTCCAACTTCTAAATCCTGGACCTGAGATCCAAAAGATATTACTTCTGCATAAGGCTCTGAAGCTAATGTACTTTCAGCTTTAACCAAATCTCCAAAAAGTACTTTAGATTCTTCTATTACTCTTAATAGAACATTAACACCTCTTGCTTTAAAACTCTTAGCATCTACTAATGCTTTCTTAACTTCTTTTTTTACTTTTTCCATTATTATTTACTTTTAATTCTTTATCTCTATTAGTGTATTCAAAGCCTATTCTCTGACCTTGATAAATTTTTAATTCTCTTATGTATTCATAAGGATGGTTAACCACAACCTCTCCTACATCTTTAATGAATATTAAACAATACTTTGTATCTACATTACCAGCTCTTGTAAATAATTCTTTTACTGGTCCTATACTTTGAATATCTAGTGATATTCTTTGGATAGCATTTCTTTTTACTATCTTAGGTTTATCTCCTTTACCAGAATGGAGATCTAGACTAATCCTGAGTTCTACTTCCATTTTCTTTTAATTTTTCTTGATCTACATCTAACCAAGATCCGATGGGGCAACAGGTTATTGGTGATAAACATTTCTTGCTAAGTGGACAATTACATCCTGTGTATTCAGTTCCTTTAGTTCTGTACTCAAAAGAACCAAAAAGAGTATTATAAGTAAAATCCTGAACTGCTGGTAAAGATTTTTTAGGATCACATACTCCATCTGTATTCATTGGGCAAGCAGAGCAGATTTCTAATCTCTTTTCTGCAAGAACTTTTATACTATCTGGAAGAACTCCTAAAGACTCTTTAAGAGAGTTTATCCATCCCTGTGTTATCTCCTGTATCTTTCCCATACTTAAGTTTCTTTTCTTTCTTAACTACTCTTACAAGTTCATTGTCTATCATTCTTCTTAACTGCTTCTTTACATAGAATTTACCAAAGTATGGAAGCATTACTGTTTCTAGACTACCGCTTTGAATAACATCTCTTAAGACTCTTTCTGGGTAATCACAGATAGTATTTATCTTATACATTGGAAGATTGTACTTCTCACAAAGTTTTAACCTTACTTCTTCTTTAAATCTATTTGTATCTCTACTCATTATATTAATAACTTCTTTAAAATTTTCTTTAACTCTTTTATATCTTTTATAGGACCTTCATATAAAGTATCCCATAAATTAAAATTTTCTATATCTTTTTTGCCTAAAGACTCTTTAATTAAAAAATCATTAGTTTTTTGGTTAACTATAGCAACCCAACTGTTGGATAATTCTTTAAAATAAGTAATACCTATTATATTAATAATATGATTTTTATTATATCCAAACTTCTCAAAATCTTCTTTACTTATCATACTTAAACTCTATTTCTATTTTATAATCCTTCTTTAAAGCTGGATACAAAAGTTTAGGATTTATTACTCCATCTGTTATGTATCCCTTGTTTTTCAAGAATGTTAAACTCTTTTTAAAGACATTATCTTTTAAGCCTAGCTTTATCTGTATTCCCTGATGTACCTGTGGACTCATTAGAAGCTCTTTAAGCTTGTTCTTTTCATAGTCCTGGTACTTATCATACAAAGTCAGGAAAGAGGCTAAAACAGGGATATCTGTCTTTCTATTGAGCTTTAAAAAAGGATTAAGGAATAATAGATACTTTTCATAAAAATCCCTTTGATGGATTACTTTCATCTTTAATT